ATACCAGACATGCATCAGCATTATCTTTCCTTATGAAGAATCAGGACAAACATCTCTCTGATCATGGTAAAGACGCTGACCACAAAGTTGGGCAGGGTGTCTTAGCATGCACGAAGATATACAACGTTATATTCGCCGGATACTGTCGTGCTATTCGAGAGAGAATGTTTAAATGCACTCGGAAAAACGTCCATTTTGCTTATAATAAATCAGATCGCGAAATAGGGCAGATACTGAAAGAATTTCGACCGTATTACAATGACCAATCGTACATCAACACAGACAACGATTTCACTGAGATTGATTCATCCCATTCTGAATCAGCTATATTAGCAGAATGCGTCACCTTTCGTGCTATGGGTTTGCCCGAGAGTATAATACAGTTATACATAAACCAAAGAGAGAATTTCGTTGTGGGTTATTTCGGTCATGAAGCTTATTCCAAACTTTTCGGTGAGTATGTCCTACCCTCCGGACATTGCCGTACTATTGACAGCAACACCATACTCAACATGTCATGCCTTGGTGCCTTCATTGATTTCGGTGACTTATTATATGCTTTCTTTAAAGGTGATGATAGTCATATCAGATCCACTAAATCAAAAAGAAAAACTGTCAAAGAAAGCTACATCACAGGCAAAGAGAGAACTACGGGTCTAAGTGTTAAAACCATGGAACAAGAGTATGGTTATAAGTTTAAAGTATGCAACCCGCGTGTGTCTGAATTCATCGCGAACATCGTCGTTGAACATGGTTTCTATCCTGACGTTCTCAGACGCACACAGAAAGTCATATCCAAACTATACACCAAGAAAGAGGATTGGGAAGAATGTAGAATCAACATTGTTGAGTCAATCAACACATGTAAAGGTCCGACGGAGCAATCAATAGGTGCCTACTATGCTTCTCTACACTATAGAGAAGCTGGGAGGTACATCACTAGGGAAGAAGTAGAACTTCTTTATAATTACCTGGTTCAACTGTCGAAACTCGATTACCATAACCTGGAGTTTGATACCCAGAG